AGAGACAAGAGAAGTAAGTTGGTACGATTTAAGACAGGAATGCAAGGAGTGTGGAGCAATTAGCACCGCACCAACACCAATGGATTGGAGAGATGATGCCTAACTATGAGTACAGATGTCGTAAGTGCCACTCACTTACAATTATAAATCGCAAAGTTGAAGAGCGAGATGATGAAGTCGCTTGCATTTGTGGGCAAGTGTCTAGTAGAATTTACAATACACCAGCGGTTCAGTTCAAAGGAACTGGATTTTATTCAACAGGAGGATAGTATGTGTACAGTATGTGAGAATGGTGGTTGCAGTAATTGTGAGCCACAGAATAAAGAGTTACAGTTTGCTAGCGGTAAAGAGATTGAAGAGTTCTACGACTCATATGGTGAGTCACTTTGGGTAGACCCAGCGGAGTCAACGCCTGAGTCTTCTTGAGGGGCATCGTCGTAATCGCGGAATGGTTTGAACCCACCAATCTTGTTGATGAGTTTACGAATGGCACGCTTGTGACGCATACGAACTGCATCCTCTGTGCCCATATCTAATTCTTTTGCAATGTCACCGAAGTCCATTGACTCTGCATAGCGTAGGAATAATACTTTCCTGTCATCCTTTGGCAGTTTCCAAAACGCATAGTCAACTTCAATCATCATTGCCATAAGATTTCCACCCTCGTTAGGTGCAGAAGGGCGACCAGTTCTACCAAGATTTAGTTTGTGGGTTACGCCCCACTCTCCACGCAATACAGGAGGCAACAAAGCCTCAACCATATCTGCTTCATAAAAGAATAAATCGCTAGTCTCATACCCGCCAGACTTTGCTTTCCAATGGTTGCAATAATCTAAGGCTTGATTACGTAGGCTACGATAGATAAGGTTCTTTGCATCCTTGTCACCTATCTCTTCCCAAGCATCTAGTTTATTTGGGTGCTCTACAAACCACTGATACAAGGACTGTCTGATGTCTTCAATGTCAATGGTTGGAAACTTACGAGAGTATTCAAAGGTGACGGCATCTACGATGTAATCCCAACGCTTTATTCTTTCCCATTCAATCATTTAATCTTTGTCCCGTCCACTATTTTGAGGAACGTGACTGGCTTCATCATCTTATTCTTGTTAGCAAACTCAGTTGTAACTGGCAACCACTTATCTTCCCAGACTAAATCATTCATCAGGTCAAGACGAAAAGACCACACACCCTCAGGTGTATAGTTAATGTAGTAAGGTGTTAACTCAAGTTCAGCAGACTTAGTGATAAGGAAGTCGTACTTCTTCTTCTCAAGCAATAACGTATCGTAATGTGTGTTGCGTGACTTAAGTTCAATGAACATCTTGTACATATCTGTGATGCAGTCAAACCCATCGAAGAGTTCTGGGGAGTGTATTAAGTCTGGGAAATGTTCTTCTTTGAGCCAGTCGAACAACTCCTGTTCTTTCATTCGTCCCACTTACCCCTTAACACTAGCAACCCAATGATTGCATAGTTAGCCATATCCTTGAAGGAGTCTTCTAAGGACTCGTGCTCAGGGCTTGCGCCACTGTCAATCAGGTTGTTAATGCGAGCAAGTTTGTCGTGCATACGTACACGCAAGCCGTTGATTGCACCGCCTGGTGCTTGGGAAATATTCTTTGGACCATAATCTTTATGCTTAGAGATAAGCAGTTCAGATAATTCTTTGCTTATGTTTTCAAGATTTACTTCGAGGTGGAGTTCGCGTGCAACAACGGAATGGCTAACGAAACCATCAACAAAGTTCCCTGAGTCTCCGTCTTTACTACGTTTAAACCCAAGTTTGTTAGATACTGAATAATCTGCCATATCTCTTCACGCTCCGCCTTCGTTGTCATCTGGTTCCTCCGCTAGTAAGTTTTGTAAGTCTCGGTCAAAGTCTTGAAGTGCAGACCTGACAATCATATCTTCGACTAACTCATCTACTAGGTCGTAACCATTCTCACTAGCAAATAGTGTAACATAAGTAGACTGAGTTATCAGTTTAATCTGGTCTGGGTCGTCTGCATTGTCGAATAAGAACCGTAGCATTGACCCTAACATAAGTTTAAATCCAGAGGGCAACAGGTAGTACGGGTCAAACTCTTCATCATCTTCCAGCATATGGTCTATCAAGGCAAACGAATCGGGAAAGGTTATGTTGCAGTCATTGCAATGATTATGGGGAGGAGTATCCTCAATGTTCATTTACACCCATCTTTTGATTGAAGTAGTCAACCCCTTCTTGCACGAACATCGAATTAACATCGTGTCCGTCTGGGAGTTGAATGATAGTAACTGGTAGTTCGCGGGCAAGACTACGGGCGAATTCCGTTCCAGGCTGGTCGCCATCTGCGAATACAAAGACCCTTTCAAAGTCCGCCAACAATCGTGTGTAGTGCTTCTTCCAACTGTTCGCCCCTGGTACTCCAATACAAGGAATCCCAATGCAAGCAGACAGAGTAAGGGTATCCAACTCTCCCTCACAGACTCCAATAAAGTCACTGGCTCTCTCCACATCTAGCACATTGTACATCTTGGTTTCAGCCCCAGTCATACCCATATACTTTGGTTCAACCGCAGGGTTTAAACTTCTAAATCTTAAATCAACTACGCCAGTCTTAGTAATGTAAGGGATAGATAACCTACCCTTGAAGGCTTCGTGTCCTGTCTCAGGCTCCGCGACTACGCCTAATGACGCCAGACGTGCTACTTCCAGTGGAATACCTCTGCTTTTTAGGTAATCTTCCGCCTGATAAATGTTTTCCGCGTACCCTGCTGCTGCTTTCCCCAGTAATTCCTTCTGCAAAATGCTTTGCTTCACTAAAGGTTATCCCCTCTTGTATGACAATAATTTGAATGCTGTTTCCTTGGACACCACAGGCGAAACAAATGAAGATGTTCTTGTCAAGGTTTGCACTTCCTGACTGGTGTGTGTCTGAATGAAAAGGACACTTGAGATTAACTTGCCCGTGTGTTTGTCTAAGATTCGCACCGTAGTGTCTGAGTATGTCCGCGATTGGCGGAAGGTCGCTGTCAATTCTTATCACCGTATCCTGCATCTCTTAATAGTTTCACTGCATCCTCCAACCTGAGTAAACATACCCAATCGGATACACTTTTTTCTCCTTGACCATTCAAGCGTAGCACTACTATGCCTAGGTCATCACTTGCTCTATCTTTTAATTGTGCGATAGCGGCACTAGGATTAAACCCTGTTCTTGCCTTTACTTCCCAGTCAATACCCACAGTCCCAGTAACGTCAGTCCCACTGCGACCAGCCCCAGTACTCTCAGCGAAAGGGAAGCCATTGTCAACCAAATAATTAGCCAGTACTTTTTGACTACGATACCCACGGTGTTTCCTTGACTGACTCATTACTCCACTCCGATGTTCGGCAATCTGCACATAAAATTATCTTAAAGTTCATACCTATTTTGATATAGGCATATTCATCACATCCAGGACGCTGACACCTTCTTCGGGTTACACCATTACGAAGCACTTTTATCCTTCTTGAGGATACGCACAGCCCATTCTAATCCAGCGTTGACACCTTCAGTCCACTCATCAGTAATTGGTACCCTGGCTGCTTCAATCTTCTCGATTAACTTAGCAGTCTCTTGCTTGAGTTCAAGTAGAACAAAGGCACGCATCTCCTGAGTTAAGTCGTCTTCTTCTTCTCTAATCATTTTTCTCCTATGAGTTTTCTGGTATATCGTCAACAAACATATATTCAGGATTAAATGCTAGCCACGCTAGCAAATCTCCATTCGCATCTGCTCTTCCGTATCTGTTCTTTACAGGGGCAATAGCCATAGAAGTACCAACAACTCCAAGAGTACAGATAAGAGCAGGAAGTTGCGCGACTTTACCTTGAAGAGCCGACCTAGGCTGGCAAGGATTTCCAGGTACAGCCTCAGAAGTATGATGCAAAATAATAATAGCAGCGTTAGTATCACGAGCAAGGAATTTCAACTCCTTCATAATCGCACGCATAGATGCGAACTCTTCACCACCATCGGTGGCAATGTCCATTAAGTTATCAACAAAGATTGCAGTAGGTGGACAACCCCACAACTCTTCAAAGGCTTGAACTTCTTCGTCTATATCTTGCAGAGTAGGAGAAGATTCAAATGACCAGACAATGTGTGCGCCTCGTGAGAGGGTTGCTTTAGTCCAACCGTAATCGCTATTCATTAGTATCTCAACATCAGTTTGATTCTTACCGCTAATCATTGACGCAAGACGCATAGCCATAGTGTGTGCGTTGGTATCTGCTGAAATGTAGAGGCTTGGCACCTTCATTTTAAGGGCTAAAGCCAGTGCCAGAGTGGACTTTCCCACACCTGGAGTACCTGCAAGCATAGAGACTTCTGCTCTACGAAATATAATTTTGTTTGAATCAAGTGAACGAAAGACTGGAGGTAATGGTTCGCCACCAATATCTGCTCTGCCTACACTTCTTACTAATGTTCTCATTTAATTCTCCTGTCTTAAGTTGGAAGAGGGGTAGATATCTTCCCCTAATAAATACCCCTCTACCAATTCTAGTTTATGTCAATGTCTAACCATTGACTGGTGAGCATTGCCCTTGGTCTTGTGGTTGCTGACATACCCACATCCGATACGGCTTGCCGTTCTTCTTCGAGATTCCCGATAGGAACTTTCGCTCCCCGTGTAGACACGTTGGGGTGGTACCTGATGCTTCCGCTGTCGGGGCGGTTACGAAGGTAGGAGTTGCTGGCTGCGCGGGAGTTGAAGTAGGCGTTGCCAAAGGGGCTGCCACACCTGCACCATTAAGCATTCTTCCTGTTGCTGCAATCTGTGTTGAGTAATCAGAGATTCCCTCTAGCAATACGCTAAGTTCATCTGCGGTGTTTGCACGGACATTTACCATATCTCCACCGTTAGTCTTGTAAGAGACCTGTAACTTCCAATCTTCTGCCATTACTTATCCTCCTTAGTAACTGCAAAGCCAAGTGCTTCGCGTGCTTCATCTTGTGTAATGATTTTCATTTCAAGTGCAACCAACACATCTTGTGCTGATAGTGTGCTTACTTTGTGCATTTATTTTTCCTTCGTGAATTGGCAATGTTCTGTGAGTCCACAGAAATTGCACGATTGTAGGTTCGGTAGAAATATACCAGCCTTACGTGCTTTGTCAAAGCCATCAACAAAGTATTCAAGCGTGTCTAAAGTATATCTACTTAGGTCAATCATCTCTCCTGTCCCAGACTCACGAGACATCCAGTAGTTTCCTAGATTGACTTCCACTCCCAGCATCATTTCGACTCCTATTTTGTAGAAGCCCAACTGAAGGTCAGACTGAGGACGTGCACGAGAAGTCTTCAAGTCAACGATAACTAACTTACCGTCAACCTCAAAGATTCTGTCAATGAACATCTTCACTGGCACACCAGCAATGACTGGGTTTAACTCTAACTCGATAGCCTTGGCACCCTGAGGTGTTGTCCAAAGTTTCCAGTTAGGGTTGTTCTTGCGCCATAGGATGTAGTTGTCAGTCCATATGGAACCTTGTTCGTACCACCAAGCAGCATCTTCCTTGTTAGGGTTGAGTTTAGTTGCTCGTCCTGCTACTCGTGCGTTAGCAAAGTCAAGACCTTCGGTCTCTTTACGCCACGCTTGTTCCCATAATGGGTTAATTGTCATAGTCATACAACTCTGCTGCATAGTGGAATGCTCGTCCACCTGCTGACCAGATAGATGGTTCCTCTGGTACTTGAAGTAATCTACCTAGGTAGTACTGATATCCACAGGTTAGGTAAGTGGTAAATGCTGAGTAGGATATATGTGCTGGCAGTTCATAACTGTCCAATTTAATCATCGACTTCTCCTGTCTGAAAGTTGTTACATAGTCCTCCCTTAGAGGACAGGAGGGTACTCAACAAGGGAGAACTATGTAAATCTATTTAGTTATATATTATATAATTATATATATAATATCGGCGCTCCGCGCCTTATATTAATTAAATTAATAATTAATAATCTAAGTATACACACATCTGACCTGAACGCAAGTAAGCCGACACGCCAATGACCCTACAGAAATGACAAAAAGACCCCCAAGCCATAGGTAATCCTATGACCTGAGGGTCTAAGTGTCTTAAAACCGCCTTGGAAGGCGTATGAAGGGTATTAGTTTGAACCGCGACCGAACTCTGTAGCAGATGGGTCTAGCCATTTAAGGACTGGACCAGCCACACCAGCAAGTGCTGCTGCTGCAAGAGTCTTTGGGTTGGTCTCGCCAGTCATATAGATGGCGACTACGGCAGCCGCCGCAGCACGGAACCAAGATAGTGCTAGTTGTTTGAATTGCTCCATTGTATCCTCCTATAGGATTAGGACTTTGCCCCGTGTAATTTACAGCAGGTGCAAACTTCGGTCTTATATGCTTTCTTTGCAGGCATTGGGGTCAAACTGGCAATAACCTGATTAAGAGTTTTAGGTTGATTCAACCACCAGAACCAAGGGCTTGTGTCCTTGGATAGTTCTGGCTTAATAGAAATATGAAGATGTTTGTTGTGCTGGTTGGAACCTGTGTACTTTCGGTTACCTTCTTTAGCACGAGCCTTTGACCAAATCTTTCCCTTGAAAATCAGGTACTCAACTCGTGCATCTTCCTTCAACTTCTCGAAGATGTCAAAGCAATCGATGCCGTGTTTAGGGTCGTGTGTTAAGTCAACTGCAAGACCAGTGTTATGGTCGCTCGTTGGACTCTGCTTGAGATGAGCGTTCGACGGCAGAAGACCATCGCTGGCTTTCATACGCAATGGCGAAATCGCTGTGGCTTGTCGAAGGACAGCAATAGCGGCAGGTGTGGCTTTCTTGGCTACAGGTTTCATTGTTGCTCATTTCTTTACGAGTTCGATTATTAGGTCTTTGATGATGGCTACCTCGTGCTTGAGTCCTGTCAACTCATCACGCATACTTGACCCTGAATTGGGCTTAAGTTCACTAAGGTAATGCTTAACTAACCATCTCACCGAACCAGCAAATGCCGATACGATTGCGATTACAGATACGATTAGTCCAGCCCAATTTGCTGCGGTCATTGATTGCGCTCCCAAGAGTTATACGGTACGGATAGTGATTTGTAGTACGCCACCAAAGCCATCAAAGCGCTTATCTGGTGGGGTCAAACGGGTGAACGTAACTTGTTCGATAACAGCCTGACGAGATTCGCCAGTTGTTAGGTCTTGCCAGGTAATAACATCTCCGTTGCCTTCGATGTCTTCAAGTAAACGAATCTTGTCAAAGGCTCTGCCTTCGTATCCAAGTAGTACGTTGTATCGGTCAGTCTCAATGTCATAGCAATAGACAGGGAACTGCATCACACGCTGACGTGGAGTAGCAATCGTTGCCTTTGCTTGATAGCCCTTGAACTGCGGACCCTTGCTTGAGTCTGTTCCATCTCTGTACATAATAAATTTATAAGCCAGGTACTCTTGTGCTGTAGCAGGAGATGATGTTGTTACCTCTGGAGCACCCACTGCAGCGTCATAAGAGATAACGTCATACTCAACACCGTTCTCATCAACAGTATCTAGTGTCATAGAACCATAGGTGAAGTTACCTCGACCTAGTAGTCGCTTAAAGTTCTTCTTCTCAAGTGTGTTGTATCGAATGTTGCCAGTCTTTAAGTAACCAGTAGGAACTAAATTAGTTGCGTGTTCTATATATATCGCACCATCTGTTACATCAAAAGCGGTAGCAAAAGCAAGACGATTAGTAGTTCCAATAAATGCAACCGCAGTTGTGTAGTGCTGTGCAGTTTGATATATTTGTAAGTCGTTTGCATATGCAAAACGAAGTGGTTCTAGTTCAGTTCCTAAATCAATACGAGTCAACCCACCATCGAGTGCACCAATTCCTGTTGTTGCCCATACGAATCTATCTCGTGCGGCAAAGTCATAAACTGGTTGGACTGTTTCAACAATCAAAGGTCCATAGTTAATCGAACCGTCAACATCAGAAACGACAGAAGCACGAATGCCCTTGTTGGTTCCAATCATCATATAGCCTAAATAATAATATATCTTTTCTACAAACTCACCAGCAGGTAGTTCTGCTGCAACTACGGCAGATGTTAATGTTGGCATAACACCAGCAGTTGACAGCGTGTACTTCTGAATTGTCGAGTAAATACCTGAGTGACCAGCGGTATAGATAGCAGCACCAGATGCTGCCACTGATGTGTAATGGTAGTTAGTGTTAGGGTTTGTATAGGTAGGGCTAGGCAAAGCAGTAGCAGATGTAGATAGTTCGTACACCTTATTGTTTACGCACAGGACAATGCGGTCTTTTACAAACTCCATAGTGGCATAAATAATTTCAGTGTCACCGCTTTGGAACATTTGAGTTACATCGCCAGTTGCAGATGGGTTAGATGAACCAGTAGTTGAGTCTCCAGTTAATGGCTTCTTAAACATAGTAAGGCGCTGATTCCCACCTACTGTTTTGTTAGTAATCCAATATGCATTAACTCCGTCATCACAGATGGCGTGCACCTTGCGGTCAGTACCAGCAGTGTAATCAATAAAGTGAATAACTTCTTGTGTTACTCCAGAACCTGCTGGAGATACTGCAGTAGAGGCTACGTTAGATGCAACCTTGGCGTAAGTAAATGTAGTTGTAGTAGGCACAGTTGTGATTCTGTAGGTACCATTAAATGTTGCATCTACTCCATCAATAACTATTGTCATACCAACAGTCAACCCGTGTGGGGTTGCAGTTGTTAGTGTTGCTACATTTGTAGTAAGCGCTTTGTTAGTGATAGATACAGTAATTGCTGGGAATATCTTGTCAACATCAAACTCATCGTGAAGCAATACTCCATTACAGCCAGACCATTGGATAGAACGTGTGTGTTGTTCGGGATGCTGATGGTCTGGACCAACAACTGGTCCAGTGGTAATATGTGCACTAGTTACATCTTTAAGTAATCTGACTTCGCCTTGTTCCCATACATCTACACCTCTGCTATCTGCAAAACGATAGTGACCAAATGGGTCAGAGGTTTGTGGGTCAAAGTAAGTAATACCTGTGCCACCGTGGAAAGAAGACTGGCTACGAATCCACCAGCCAGTTAGGGATTGCTCACCTGGTTCTGTCTGGTTGTCAAATTGTTCTTTACGAAACGGTGCTGTCTGTCTAATATATGGTCGTGCATCATTGATTGCATAGATGAATGGAAGTCCACCGATTGCTACATCATAATTAATGTCCGTGTTCTGCCAGATTGCACCGTCGGAAACGATACCAATATCGGTTGCGATGGCTCGCGTTGGACGACCTTCGGTAATATCACGACCAGCCACTTAGACTCCTTAGGGTTTGTTTTGCTCTATTTCTTTCTTCAATGTTTGCCAACTCCAGTAGAGACCGTAGTAATCTACGTCTAACGAGAATCGTTTCATATGTCGTACTAGCGCACCTGTGTGTGCGTATAGCGGAATTCCTGCTTCTTTAAGTTTGCGGAAGAACACAATGTCTTCTCCTACAAACTTATCGCCAATGCCTTCTTGTTCTGCGAACAAGGATTGGTCTGGGTACTTAGCACGTAGTGCTGGTATCACAGACTTGTGCATCAATGTAAAGCCAAGACCTGCTGAGTCAACTGGTATTACTTGATTCTCTGGTAATGGATGTACGTGGCGTAGCGTGTGTTCGTCTACATTGTGGAACAAAGCAGGAAACGGTTGGGCTAGTGTGCCTTCGTTCTGCTTTGAGATGAAGTAAGTTCCAGTTACTACTGGCTTACCAATCTTGTCTGCTGCATCCCATACCTTAGTCAGTACGTGGATATCCATTACGATGTCTGAGTCAACCCACAAGAGCCAATCAGTTTTAATCTGGTCTGCCCAGTAATCAAAGAGTACTTGGCGTTGTCTTCCGATTTGGTTACCTTGCACTCGCATACTGTGTGTAATCTCAATACCATTAGCAGGAGCCTGGAGGGCGATGGAAACCATACCCTCTGTGAACTTGCCATCAGTATTGCCGTTGTCACACCAGCCTAGTGCTACTGTTCCCTTGTTTACTTTAGCCATTGTCCCCTGCTTTCTTTACTTAGATAGTGCTGCGATTTCTTCTGCTGTTAATCCAAGTGCTGCTAACTTTGCCTGTGCTGATTCTTTAGCGGCAGCGGCTGCTGCTTCTGCTTCCTCACGGGCTGCTTGTTCTACTGCAAATGCTGCTGCATCTGCTTCACGCTGTGCAATTTCTTCTGAGGTAAGAGTTACCACAGTTGTCTCGCCTGTTTCGCAGTTAACTACGATTTTTGTATCTGTCATTGTGTTTCTCCTAGGTTAGTATTTACGGATACCGTAAAGGGTTGCTGTGCTGTATTGAACAAAGTTTCCAGTTCCTGAAAACAATTTTATAGATATTATCGGTGCCGTGCCAGTCCATATCCCAGCAATGATGTGTGCATAAGAAGTGGTTCCATTATTCTCGCCAACAGAATCACAAGAATAAGATTTTTGATTACTTGAAATATAATTTGGTATGTATATATCTGTGTTTCCAAAGGTGCTAGATGTTGTTCCAGTACCATTAGTATCACCACCATATGTAGATGTTGTGCTTCCACTTGAGAAAGATGAAGCACTTGCACCGTCTCCCCTTAGATGTCTCCAAGAATAGTTAGATGCAGTATCTCCATTAAACTGAAACTTTACATCACAGTACGCCCCGTTGGAACGAGTTGAAATTTTAACAAGTAAGTCTGTATAAATTTGTGGTATGCCAACAAACTCAATACTTC